CGCGTTTCACTGCGTAATACTGCTTAGTGGCGAGGCTTGACGCTCCGCACTCAAGCGTAACGTCGACTGCACCCGCCTGTGTCAGTAATTCATTGCGAGTTCCCATAATGGGGGATCAAATTGTTTGTTAGACCTTGAAAATTTCTTTTTGCGCGCGGATGACGGCCTCGGCGAGGGTCATGCCCTGCTTCTGGTATTCGGCGGCCTTTGTGTCCACCTCCGCGAGTTTCTGCTCTTCCTCCGTCTTGCCACCAGTTTCCTTCGCCTTGGCGTGGCCAATCTCGGTGAGTTTTGCACTGTCAACGGTTTGGACCTCCTTGACGATCTCGGAGAATTTCGTCCGTTGATCTGATGTAAGCTCCCCGACGAATGCCTTGAGTCCCGCCTTTTCTGCGGCAGGGCGGGCAAAGCCCGTCATATTGGCTTCGGAGAGAATCAGGCCTTCGTAGGCCGTCTCTGCAAGACGTGTGGCCTCCTGCTTCTCAATTTCCTTGAGTTTCTTTTCGGCGAGGGTGAGCTTCGCGGTTGTTTCCGCGAGCTTCGCTTCGCCTTCCTTTCCATCTTCTCCGGCTTTGGCTTCCGCAGTGGCGTCTGCCTCCGCTTTGGCTTCCACCTCTTCGACTTTCTCCTCGACTTCTTTCTTCTCGTCCTCATCTTCGAGGGAAACGACCATCGTTTTCAATGCGATGAGGTCGTTCTTGCTCACTTTGGCACGACCGAGAAGGTTCTCGGCAAACAGCATGACTGCGTTCATATTGGATTTTGGGCGTGAGCCCTTGTTAATTTCTTGGTTAGCTTCTTCTGAAAAGAATGTGGGTTGCATCCCCTTGATCACAGGCCGGTTTGTCAGTGCGATGCCTCGGAGGACGTTCTTGATCGTTTCCTTCTTGCCGTTTACGACCTTTATGAATTCATCCACCTCGACGGAGAAGTATTTGAACGCCTTTGAGAGGAATGAATCTTTGCCGGCGGGGGTGAAGTCCTTGAACTTCGCCCATAGTCCATTGCTTTTTATCGAAAGCTCTTTGATCCACGCGGACGCTCCCTTTTCCGGCTCATGGCCTATGTCAAGCGCGACGTCTACGCCGAGCACGCCACTATCGAAGTTGGCTTTTAAGTCCGTGAGCATCTTGTTCGTGATGGCGAACTTTCCGTAGCGTGGATCGTAGAACTCGCCGGTGCGGAGGACTTGGAACTCACGATCTTCGAGGTTTCCGTCTCCTTCGAGATCGGCGAGCGACAGAAGACGGTGTATATCCTTGTTCTTGTTGATTGTTTTTTTCATAAAGGATTTAGAAAAGACGCCAGTCCCAAATTTTCTGGGCGTCTAGCGCCTCTGTAGCATCTTTAGAATAGCACAATCATTCCATGAGTGTCATGTGGTAGCATCTTGGACATTTTATTTCAACCGTCCCGGCAAGGTTTGCCGTCCTGAAAAGAAGGCGCTGGCAGGCTTCGCATCGTACATCCCTTAGGTCGGGTTCGCGCTGTCCTGCGGTGGTTTCAGGCGCGTTTTCCATAGGCCTACATGTCAATGATCCCATCTTCGATCTTTTGCCGGGCGCGGCTGTCCTTGGTGATGATCGGCTTTTTGAGCTGACGGAAAGCGTCAACATTGGGGACTCCATCCACACTGTCAAATCGATTAAGGATGGACTTGGGGAGATTCTTCACTTCCGGCAGATCATTGTCTGTCTTGATAATCGCAACCCAGATGCCCCGGCAGTTATTGTGCACCTGACCGAGCTGAGTAAATGGATCGTTCACCGAAACAACGCGCCCATCAAGAGATACGCACATTTCGCACGTCACCTCGTCAAGGATTTCTGAGCGCTGGAGCCCGTGAATATCCTCCTTTGATTTTTGGAATGACAGAGCGCGGCCCTCGTTGTACGAATCAACGACTGTATGTCCCACGATTCTGGCGTTGGCGGCTGTGGCGTTATTGTCAAAAATACGCTCGACTTCGTTCAGAATCGCTTGCTTGCCGACCTCGTTGTTCACCATATCTACGGCACGGGCTTTGATATTATCGAGAATGGCCTGTTCGCGCGCCTTCATTGCCAGATCAATCTTGGCCGCGACGACGTTCTTGGTGAAGTTGGTCGTGGTTGGAATTGACACTCCGATCTCGTTGGCGGCCGATGCCTTGCCTGCTTCCAACGATGTTTTTGTAGCGTTGGCAACGTGGGCGCGCATGGCGGCAGAACCGATGAGCGACAACCCGATAATGACCGCGATGTCCTCCAAATCAATCCCTTTCTCGATCTTCTTCAGAATGTCAACGCGTTGCTGTGCTGTCAGCTCGTCGATCTGTTCTTCGAGCTCGTCCTCGCTCTCATCGAAAAATTTTGCCACCTGCGCGAATTTCACGCGGCCTTCTGCCTCGGTAAGCGGACGATTGATTTTTTTTTCTGCCAGCTTATTTTCCATTCCATCCCCATCCACGTCCTCGTCTTCGTCCTCGACTTTGTTCTTTTTTTTTTCATCGTCTTCTTCCGTCTTGTTGTCTCTTTTAGCATCCTCGGCTTTGGCCATCTCCTCCTCGGTCTTTTGAGGGAGTTTCAGTGTCTTGGCGACATAGGATTTCATTTGATTGTCTACGTCGATCAGGCCGGCCGTCGAGAGTGTCGAGAGGGCATTAGCAAATTTCTCCATGTCCACGTTTCCGATCTTGGTAAACATGAGCTTTGGATACGATTCTTGCTTACCAAAGTTGAGGTCAACCAGCTCGCGGATTACTTGCGTATTAATACGCTCCGCGACATAGGAGGCGATAGATCGTAGGGACAATGAGAAAAAGTCCGTCTGGTTTTCCGCTAGCGCGTAACTGCCGCCTGTGCTGCTTCCAAGGTCAAGAAATTGTGCAAGAATATTGAGTGTGATCTCACGGTCATGGTGCTTCACGCTTTCGATCAGATTCCCGCCTTGGCTTTCAATGCCTTTCGTCAGGAGATCGACTTTCCAATCCGGATTGGGAAGCGAAATAAACGATTTGGAATTCAGTTTAAAGCTTTCGCCAAGTTCTTCGGCTTTTGAGGCATCAGCCGCACTCGATCCGGCTGGGCGCGTGATGACGAGCACCCCTGCCCCGCGCTCTTGCCGGATGCCGTCGATGCGATAGAACATGTCTTTGTAGTACCAATGCTTGTAGGCGGTCCGAAGGATCGAGATACCCTCAAAATTGTCGCCTTCTTGTCCGTTCACAAATAATAGTAATTTCGAGAATGGAATCTCGCGGATTGTGTTCGAATCGTTTTCGTTCGGTGGTACGGTCGGGAGAAGTTGGGTTACACCCGGAACCTCCTTGTCTGACATGATCCAACGGTAGTGTGCACTTTGCATGCGCCCCGCGAGCTTTTTCAGCATGAGCTTGCCATCGCGCAGTTCGTAGACCTTCTCCATGTAAGAGTATCCGAAATCAAGGTAGGTCAAACCGAAACGTAGGGCGCTTGTAAAGCCACCCTCCAAATTTTCGAGAAGGTTCTTGCGGACGAATGTGGCGATCTCCTCGGCTGTTTTGTCCTTCTGATCTGCGCTCACTATTTGCCGCTCCGCCTCCATGATCGGGAGCTTGAGTGCGTTTAGGGTCGCGGCGACAGTGGCGTCCGTCCGGCGCATCTCCTCGTAAACGTCCACGGACTTCATGCCGTTGAACAAGCTGTTCAGGTCCTGCTCAATAAAGCCGCTGTAATTTTTCGTCCCTGTACTGCCCACCTCGCGAGTAAGACCAATGCGGCTTAGAACACGCCCCGGCTCCGCTAAAAACAAACGGCGCGCCGTCGCCCTCATTCCGTCTAAAATTCCCATAGAATAAATGCGTGGTTAGAATTTCCGCTTCATGAGCCCTGCGGTGATCATTGGAGAGTCCTTTTGCTCGAATGATACACTGCTCTGCTCGAATAGTGAATTCACGTAGAGAAAAGCGTCGACGATGTCGTCGTGATCCCCGTTTGGAAACTGGATCATCTCGTTATAAAGATCGACGTGCGCAGGATGGAACAAGATCACGCCTTGTTGGACCAACGGCTCCACGTATTTTGCCCTGTCCACCTTATCTTTCTGCTTTGGGTCTACCGCCATGACGCGCAGGGTCGGTGGTGGCTCCAATTCTCCGGGCTTTATAGTGGCCGGGGCCACGGCGAGCTGATAGAGGGCTGTTTGGGCCATGATCTTTTCGATACCGATCACAATCGGATTCCACTTGGTGAAAAGCGCACGGAGGCGGTCTAATTGCTCGTTGATCGGTCCTTTGAATTTCTCAGCGTGTAGGACATACCGCTTACGTGTGATCTTGTGCTGGCCCATGACGCAGATACCGAGGAAGTCGGCCATCTGGCTCTCTCCTGATTGCGGGTCTGCACACATTTTGATATCTAGGTCTTCGAGTTTTGGAAAATCCCTGTATGTGTTGGTTTCCAACCATTCGCGCTTGAAGATCGCGGTGTCGTCGTTGATCGGTTCGTTCAGGTATTCCTGTGAAAACGATCTAGTGCCTATCCCGGCCACAATCTCGCCTGTTTCCTTCGTGTAGCCGTCCCGGAGGCGGTACAGGGCTTCCAGCGGCCAATAGGCAGGCCAAATGCTCTCCCCGTTCTCGATGGCCCGGCGGAACACTCCCCCCTTCGCCTTGTAAAATGCCAGCACTTCGCATTGCGGGTGAATCACGGTGCCGATCATCTTCAGACGCCCGCGTTCGCGGTCCAAGGACGGGATGATCACGTTGTAGACCCAGTCGTGGGTCTTGCGTCTTTGCTCCGTGCTGTGGACGCTCTCATCCGTCTCCACGTCGTCTAGGATAATCTTTGTGGGGCGTTGGTTGCGGATATTGATGCCGCGCCCCTTCCCGCGACCACGCGCTACCATGTTTATTCCGTTCGTCGTTTCAAAATGCGTGTTCGTCCATTTGCGGCCTATGTTTGATTCTGGTGGCACAAGATCACCGTACACCTGCCGGAGGCGAGTATTGTTCTCGAGCTCACCCTTGATCCCCTCGAGTTGCATCTGTGCCGCGCTCATGGAGTCGGAACCGTAGACGATGACTGGCTCAAGCTCATAAACAATATCGTGCAAGCTGTCGATTTTCTCCCATGTGCTTTTGGCAAATCCGCGCGGCTCAATGCAAGCCCCATCTTCTGTGCCGGACAAAAACTCTATCAGTTCCAAATGACACTCAGGAGCTTCCGTCTCTCCCCGGATGATGTGTGGGAAGAATAGCCGACCGAAAATGTGCAGGTTCGACTTGTGCTGGAGCGTCCGTTTGATGAATGGGATCTCCTGTTCCTGCGAGTAGTGCTTCAGATCCTCCTGCCACGCCTTGAACGTCGGGTGTTTGAACTTTAGCCGTGACGTCGATGGGTTCTGGCTCATATTTTTTTTCTCGTCGTTCCAGCTCCTGCGTAAAACTTATATTAACCTCGACGCCGGGTGACTGCGGCCGGTTGCCGAACTCGTCTGCCCTCTTGTGTTCAAGGAATCGCCATGCGTGGGCTGGGTCCTCGAGTGCGGTTACAATAGTCGTTCTGGCTTTCAGAATGGGCTTATTTTTCAGGGCATCTCTCCGTGCAGAAACTTCAGATTTGTCTTTGAGATATACATTTAATGCCGTCAGAGAGATTTCTGCATAAAACGCGGCCTCAGCATCCGTCCCTCCCATAGCCCAAACCTGATCGAGCTTTTGATTGACGATCTCTTCGGATTTGCCATCGAATAACTTGCGTCCACTATTGTTTTTACGACGCAACTTTTTCGGCTGTTCGACTGGTAAGTTTCTCCCATCGGGCAATGGTGACATCGACATAGTGCGGGTCAATTTCCATAGTAAAGCATTTGCGACCAGTATTCTCACAAGCAATTAGGGTACTGCCCGCTCCTCCGAATAAATCCATGACGATCTCTCCACGCTGAGAGCTTGCGGTGATTGCCTTCGCCACTAGGGCCACGGGCTTCATTGTGGGGTGTTCTGGGCTCTTGGATGGCTTCTTCTCCCTCCAGATGTCCGTTTGGCCTCTCTTATCGCAAATTCGCCCCTGTACGATCCCCTCTAATTCCAGGTGAACATCTCCGATTTTGATGATTGTTTTTCCATCCTCAATGATTGGTTTCAAAACTTCAAGATTGGCCCAAGTGTTCCCCTGATCCCGAAATCCGGCGAAGTAATGGTTCTTCACGCGAGCAGGCCACCCATACAAAATCGGCTCGTGTTGGTTCTGCCAGTCGCACCGCGAGAGCGTGAAAGTGTTTTTTACCCAGACGATCAAACTCTGGTAGTGGCCCCCTCCCTTAGCAAAAGCGTCTCGAAGATTCGGAATCTCCGAGCTGGACATACAAATATAAATCCCTCCATCACAAAACTCGACCAGATTGGCACACACTTTGAACAGGAACGTGAGAAAATCCGCCGGGGACATTTTGTCGTTCAAAATGCCTTCACGCTTATTCTGGCCTTGGGCATTCATTCCGCCCTCATAGGCGATGTTGTAAGGCGGGTCAGTGAAAACCATGTTTGCTCGCTCTCCGTTCATTAATCGCCCCATGTCTTCTCGCTTTGTTGAATCTCCGCAAACAAGGCGGTGTTCACCAAGCTGAAAAATATCGCCTAGTTTCGCTTTTGGTTCATCGGTCACATCCGGTATTTCTTCCTCTTCGACCTCGGGCAAAATAAGATCTGCGTCAAATCCAGTGAGGTCGAGCATCTCGGCAGATAAGCCTTTGAGCTCCTCAATAACGAGGTCCATGTCCCATTCGCTTTCATTCAGCTTATTATCAGCCAAACGATAGGCTTTGGCCTTTTCTTCTGAAAGTTCAACGGTCAGAACCGGCGCAGTCGGGAGCTCGAGAAACTTCGCGGCCTCATATCGACCGTGGCCCACGATAATCACGCCATCCTTGTCGGCGACGATTGGCTGATTGAAGCCGAACTCACGAATGCTCGCGGCAACCTTCTCCACATGTTTCAGAGGATGCTTCTTTGCATTTTTCGGATATGGCCTCAGCGCCTCTAGGGGCGTCTCGACGACTTGGAGCATAGATACCGATATTTTACGCTGTTCCTGCCTGACTGTCAGCTATTTTCAAAAATACCTGCACATCCTGCCATGACCTGGCCACTGTATAAAGAGCCCCATTGGCCTCTAGGAGCGTCTGCCAATGCTTCTGATCGTCTGTTTGGCGTCCAATATCGGACTTAACCTCAATCGCGATCAGAGAGCCCTTGTAGAGGCCCATGATGTCAGG